AATTTATTAATTTTCCAGTTACCGGCGCATTTGTCGGAGGTGGAGCAGCAGCACCACAAATGGAAGGAGACAATTTAATACCTATCGGTAAAATTGCTTCTGTAACAGTTGCAACATCAGCAGGTGGACTATGTACAATTTCTATGAACATAGACACACCAACTGCAGGGGCAGATCTTATCACAATTGAAGTAAGTACTGGTTCAGCAGTAGCTACACCAACAGGTAACGCACCTTTCGTAGGAGCAGCAAATGCAGCTGGTTGGGCAGCTTATAATGCAAGAATGAAAGATGCGGTTATAAGAGCAATGACTAGTAATCCAGGTGGAGTTAAATCTACAGTTGGTGTACCACAAGGTGGTGCAACGGCAGCTGCTTTAGTTACTTATGTACAAGCTAATTCTTGTTTCTTCAAGAGCTTTACAGTAGCTTAACATGAAATCCAAAGGCTTAGGCGATAGTATAGAAAAAGTAACCCAAGCAACTGGAGTAAAAACTTTAGTAGATAAAGTCGCAAGCGGATTAAATATCCCTTGCGGCTGCTCTGCTAGAAAAGATAGATTAAACAAAATGTTTCCTTACAAAACTTAAAATGACATTTAAACTAAGTAATCCTCCCTATAAGTCTGATAATACCCCTATATATAGAGTAAAATTAGAAGAGGGAGTTGTGGGAAAAGCCAATAACAACGGTACAATTATTGTTAAAGAAGGTTTAACACCGGAGCAAGAAGATGAAGTAATAAATCACGAGCAAATTCATATAGATCAAATGAAAAGAGGTGATTTAGATTATGACAATAAAAACGTATATTGGAAAGGTAAAACATATCCAAGATCTAAAATGAAGGAAGGTTCTGCATTATTAGCTTGGGAGAAAGAAGCATATAAAAAAACAAAATAATTATGAATAAATTTTCAAGCGTATTAATGGCAAAAAGTCCCTTAAATAAGAGGGGTATTAGTAGAAAAGAAAAAAGACTTTCTAAGAAACTAGAAGATACAGGGCAAAAAGCTGCTAATCATTATTTTGAAAATACAGATGATAAAAATTATGATAAAAAACAAGACCGCTACGAAAAAAAAGAATTAAGAGTAGAGCAAAAACTTGATAAAGAAAAAAGAAAACAAAGTAGAAAAAGTCTTGGTTTAGGGAAAGATCCTCACAAGAAAGATATAAGAAAATCAAATAAACAAGAAAGAAAAGATTTAAAAGTAAAACAAAAAAAATCCGAACAAAAAAGAAAAGAAAGATAATGGAAAAAATTTTATCTAAATTATTTGGAAATGCTGGCACTAGTATTATTGAAAAACTAACAGGTATTGTAGATAAGTTTGTAAGAACTAAAGATGAAAAAGCTGATTTTGAAAAACAAATTACAGAAATATTTATAGCCGCGGAAGCTGCTATGCAGAAAAACGTAACTGAAAGATGGAAAGCAGATTTAGAACACGGTAATTGGCTTACTCGATCCGTTAGACCAATGGTAATGGTCTTTTTAATTTTAAGCACCGTGCTTATGGTTTTTATAGACTCAGGATCAATTCAATTTCAAGTAGAAGAAAAATGGGTGGATCTTCTTCAACTTGTTTTGATTACTGTTATCGGAGCTTATTTTGGTGGACGAAGCATTGAAAAAATAAAAAAAACAAATAAATAAATAATTAAATATGGGAAATTTTCCAACAAACGATGGGTATATAGGTAGAGCGCAAGCGTATGCACCAACAAATACTATTAGTGCGCCTTCCGCTTGGTTGTTCCAAAATCAAACCGGAACACTAGGTACTAATCTAACTGGTTCAGTTGTTTACGTAGGTACAACTGGAAATGTTAGAGCTATACTGCCAGGTGTAATGGGTCCAGAAGGAGTTGTTGCAGCTTTAAGCTTAACAAGTGGTGGAAGTGGTTATATCGCAGGAGCATCAGCTACAACTGTAGTTAGTACAGTACCCGCATCAAACGGTTCAGGCCTAACACTAACCTTAACTGTTCCTGTCCCAACAACAAATGCGATAGTTGTAGGAACTGGATATAGTGTAGCTGGTTTTACAGTTGCACAAGGTGGAGGATTATCCGGAACCATTGACACCGTAAACGGAGCTGGTGGAATTACAGGATTTACTATAACAGATGGTGGAGTTGGATATTCCGCTGGAGATGTGTTAACAATAGTGCAAGGTGGTAGCGGTGATAACGCCTCGATAACACTAGCAACAGCACCAAATGGAGCAGTGACTGTGGCGGCTATTAATGCTGGCGGAACAGGTTACGTAGTTGGTGATATTATTACAGCTGCTCAAGACGGTAGTGGATTAAACGCTACTTTTTCAGTGACTAGAGTATCAGACTCTTTACCAGGTGTAGCTGAAGCAATAGACTTTAAAAACGTACCACAAGGATCAATATTACCTGTAGTCGTAGACTATCTTTTGATTGCCCCAGTTACTGGAGCTGAAACAGTTGCAAGCAATTTAGTAATAGGTAAATAATTAATATACAAGTGACTATATAAGTAGGAACAAACAAATAATAAATTAACAATCAAATTAAATTAAAATGGCAGAACAAAATGCAAAAATAACTGAAGAACAGTTAAAAAAAGTTAGAGAAACACAAGGAAAAGTAAACCAAATATTAAACCAAATTGGTTTTCTTGAAATACAAAAAAGCTCAGCTAAAGTAGAATTTGGCAAAGAAAATGAAAAAGCTGAAGAAGTTAAAAAGAAACTTGAAAAAGAGTATGGTGCTATAAATATTGATCTTAACACTGGTGAGTACACTATTGTAGAACAAAAAGAAGAAGCCAAGTCTTAAAAATGGACTCAGTTATAAGAAAAATCAGTATTGGATCTGATTATAAGAATGATGCTATGCATTATGCCGTAGGTCAACCAGTTTATGGAGGTCATGAAATAGCATATATCCTATTAGATCCAATAGATAAATCTTATAATATTTACATTAAAAAAAACAACGAGGTGCTGCCATGGAAAAAATTTAATTCTAACATGGCTGTATCCGTTGAATATGATTTAGAATATTAATGAATAGTGTTTACGATTTTCTTATAGAACCAATAGGAAAAGTTTATGATAATTCAATAAAAGTTGATGACAAAGAGCTTGTGTTAAATACTAGTATAGAAAAATTTAAATTTGTAAACAATAAAGCAAAAGTTGTTTCTATACCCTTAGCTTTTAAAACACCCATACAGGTAGGTGATGAAATAATTGTTCATCACAATATTTTTAGAAGATATTACGATTTAAAAGGAAAAGAAAAAAATAGTAGTAAATTTTTTAAAGATAATTTATATTTTTGTCAAGTAGATCAAATCTATTTATATAAAAAAAATAGCAAATGGAAGTCTTTCAACAACCGTTGCTTTGTAATGCCTTTAAAAAATAACAATGAGCTAGAGCTTGAAGAAGAACAAAAACTTATTGGTATATTAAAATATGGTAATAGTTCATTAGAAGCATTAGAAATAACCGAGGGAGACATGGTGGGGTTTACACCAAATAGTGAATTTGAATTTATCGTTAATAACGATAGATTATATTGTATGAAATCAAATGATATTGTTATAAAGTATGAACAGCAAAAAAACCAAACTGAATATAATCCTAGCTGGGCAAAAAGCAGTTGAAGAATTAATTAAGGTAGCTAAAGAACCTATTGTAGATTCAGATGATGATATATCTGCAGATCGTTTAAAAAACGCAGCAGCAACAAAAAAATTAGCTATATTTGATGCTTTTGAAATACTTAGTCGTATTGAAGAAGAAAAAAATATAATAGAAGACAAACCATTAAATAGTAAAGAAAAAGCTTTCCAAGGATTTGCCGAAGGAAGATCTAAGTAATGTATAGTCAAACTTTATCAAAGGTTTTAACTGATGAAATAAAACCTCACATACTTAAAAGAAAAAATCAAAAAAAACAATGGACTTACGGTTACAATAAAGAACATGATATTATTGTTATTAGTAAGACAGGTAAAATAGGTGAAGTAATTGAAGTTCAAAACTTAAAAATAGCTTTACCTTTATTAGAAGAAAAAATAGACAAAACTTTTAAACAATGGGATCGTCAAGAGTTACCAAAAGAGTTAAGTAAAATAAAAAGTGTTTTTGAATGGAATAACTATCCACAACATTTTAAGGATAAGTGGTATGATTATATAGATGGAGAATTTAAAAAGAGAGATGAAGGTTGTTGGTTTTATAATAAAGACAAGCCTACTTACACTACTGGTTCTCATTACATGTACTTGCAATGGTCCAAGATTGATGTTGGGGCACCAGATTTTAGGGAATCAAACAGATTATTTTTTATATTCTGGGAAGCTTGCAAGGCAGACACAAGATGCTATGGTATATGCTACCTCAAGAACAGACGGTCTGGTTTCTCCTTTATGGCATCAGGCGAACTTGTTAACCAGGCAACAATATCTAGTGACGCCAGATATGGTATTTTATCAAAATCAGGGGCTGATGCTAAAAAAATGTTTACCGATAAGGTTGTACCTATCTCCGTTAACTATCCCTTCTTTTTCAAACCAATACAAGACGGTATGGACCGTCCCAAAACAGAGCTTGCATATAGAGTTCCTGCTTCAAAACTAACAAGAAAAAAACTTGATCTAGGTCAATCTATAGAAGAATTAGAAGGACTTGATACAACTATTGACTGGAAAAACACAGGTGACAACAGTTATGATGGTGAAAAATTAAAAATTTTAGCTCATGATGAATCTGGAAAATGGGAAAGACCAGATAATATATTAAACAACTGGAGAGTCACAAAAACAACTTTACGATTAGGCTCTAGAATTGTAGGTAAATGTATGATGGGATCTACCTCAAACGCTTTAGATAAAGGGGGTGCAAATTTTAAAAAATTATATGATGGCTCAAACGTTACAAAACGAAATCGTAATGGACAGACTAGCTCGGGATTATATAGTTTGTTTATACCTATGGAATGGAACTACGAAGGATTTATCGATTCTTACGGAATACCTGTATTTGAAACACCCAAAAAACCAGTTAAAAGCGTTGACGGGTTAGATATAGATATAGGTGTTATAAGTCACTGGGAAAATGAAGTAGAAGGTTTAAAAGATGATCAAGATAGTTTAAATGAATATTATCGTCAATTTCCACGTACAGAACAACACGCATTTAGAGATGAAACAAAACAATCTTTATTTAATCTAACTAAGATTTATGATCAAATAGATTACAATGAAGATTTTGATAATTCAAAATTAATCACTAAAGGAAGTTTTGGGTGGAGAAACGGTATTAAAGATACAACTGTAGAATTTTACCCTAATAATAGTGGCAGATTCTTAATCACATGGGTTCCTCAGATTGTTTCACAAAATAGAATTATAATTAAAAATGGTGTAAAATACCCAGGCAACGAACACATGGGTGCTTTTGGATGTGATCCTTATGATATTTCGGGTACAGTAGACAGAAAAGGATCTAATGGATCTTTACACGGTCTAACCAAGTTCTCAATGGATGATGCACCGATTAATCATTTTTTTTTAGAATATATAGCTAGACCACAAACAGCTGAAATCTTTTTTGAAGACGTACTTATGGCTTGTGTGTTTTATGGCATGCCAATACTTGCTGAAAACAATAAACCTAGATTATTGTATCATTTTAAAAGAAGAGGTTATAGAGGTTTTGCAATGAATAGACCAGATAAAGTTTATACCAAATTATCTATTACTGAAAAAGAAATAGGTGGTATACCTAATTCAAGTGAAGACATAAAGCAGTCTCACGCTTCTGCTATAGAATCTTATATAGAAGATTTTGTAGGTGCAAAAGAAACATCGTATGGTGACATATATTTTCAAAGAACACTAGAAGACTGGGCAAGTTTTAATATAAACAATAGAACATCTCATGATGCTTCTATCAGTTCAGGACTAGCACTGATGGCGTGTAATAAAAATAGATATGTGCCTGTTTTTAAAATTAAGAAAGAAGTTTTTCCACTTGGATTTAAAAAATATAATAACAAAGGAAACGTATCACAAATAACAAAATAAATGGTTTATACTAACGTAAATAGTTCTTTCCCAAGTCAGGTAGTACCTGATGCAGAGAAAAGTACCTTAGAATACGGGAAAGTCGTAGGAAGAGCTATAGAAAATGAATGGTTTAGAGGTGACAAAGGAGTAAGTTATGATAGTAGATTCAGTAGTAACTGGAGAGGCTTTCATGATCTTAAGCTTTACGCTAGAGGAGAACAATCTGTAGAAAAATATAAAAATGAATTAGCCATTAATGGTGATTTGTCTTATTTAAATTTAGACTGGAAGCCAGTGGCTGTATTATCTAAGTTTGTTGATATTGTAGTTAATGGTATGACAGAAAGAGGTTATAAAATAAACTCATTTGCATCAGATCCGTTTGCTTTAAAACAAAGAACAGATTTTGCTTTTAACGCTCTTAGAGATATAGAGAACCAACAAATGATTGAACAACTCAATCAAGCTACGGGTAAAAACTTTTTTGCTTCAGCAGAACCAGAAAGTTTACCTAAAAATAAAGAAGAATTAGATTTATTTTTACAACTTAGTTATAAACAATCTATTGAGATTGCTGAAGAAGAAGTAATTAATAATGTGTTGAATTATAATAAGTATGATGAAATAAAAAAGCAGTTGGCCTATGATCTTACTGTTATTGGAATATCAGCTACTAAAACAAACTTTAATTTAGCTAATGGAGTAACAGTTGACTATGTAGATCCAGCCAATTTAGTTTATTCTTATACTGATGATCCTAATTTTGAAGACATATACTATGTAGGTGAAGTTAAAAGCATTAGTTTAGAAGAGCTTAAAAAACAGTTTCCATATTTAACTGATGAAGATTTAAAAGAAATTGAAAAATATCCTGGCAATTCTAATTACACAAGAAATTTTTGGGGACAAGAAGATCAATACAATACGATACAAGTTTTATATTTTGAATACAAGACTTATAATAATCAAGTTTTTAAAATAAAACAAACAGATCAAGGCTTAATGAAAGCTTTAGAAAAGCCAGATACTTTTGATCCTCCGCCAAACGATAATTTTGAAAGAGTAGCCAGAAGTATTGAAGTTTTATATAGTGGCGCTAAAATATTAGGTCATGATAAAATGCTTGAATGGAAGTTAGCTGAAAACATGACAAGACCTTATAGTGATCAAACTAAGGTAGAAATGAATTATTCTATATGCGCACCTAGAATGTATAAAGGTAGAATAGATTCTTTAGTTAGCAAATGTATCGGTTTTGCTGACATGATACAGTTAACACATTTAAAAATTCAACAAGTTTTAGCCCGTATGGTTCCAGACGGTGTATATGTAGATGTAGATGGTTTAGCTGAAGTTGATTTAGGTAATGGAACTAATTACAATCCGCAAGAAGCTTTAAACATGTATTTCCAAACTGGTAGCATAGTTGGTAGAAGTTTAACACAAGATGGTGATCCTAACATGGGTAAAGTACCTATTCAAGAATTACAAAGTTCTTCTGGTAATGCTAAGATACAAACTCTTATTCAAACTTATCAATATTATTTACAAATGATAAGAGACGTAACTGGTCTTAATGAAGCTAGAGATGGTTCTATGCCAGAAAGAGATGCTTTAGTAGGTTTACAAAAAATGGCTGCTAATGCTTCAAACACAGCAACTAAACATATCCTTCAGTCTTTAATGTATTTAACAGTTCGTACTTGTGAAAACATAAGCTTGCGCGTTGCAGATATGTTAAATTTTCCTCTTACTAAAAATGCTTTAATGAATTCAATAAATTCTTTTAATGTTTCTACGTTAGAAGAGTTAGATAAATTAACACTTCACGAGTTTGGTATATTTTTAGAACTAGAACCTGAAGAAGAAGAAAAAGCTGTTTTAGAACAGAATATTCAAATAGCTTTAAAAACGCAAGCCATAGGTTTAGAAGATGCTATTGAAATTAGAGAAATTCAAAACTTAAAGCTAGCTAACCAATCTTTAAAATTTAAACAAAAATTAAAAGCTGAAAAAGATAGAGCTATTCAATTAGAAAATATACAAGCTCAAGCACAAGCAAATGCGCAAACAGCAGAAAAAGCAGCAATGGCAGAAGTTCAAAAGCAACAAGCTTTAACTGAATCACAAGTAAACATTGAACAAGCTAAATCACAGTTTGAAATACAAAGAATGCAAACAGAAGCTCAAATTAAAAAACAATTAATGGCTGAAGAGTTTCAGTACAGTATGCAATTAGAACAAGCTAAAATAGGCGCTACACAACAAAAAGAGCGTCAAATAGAAGATCGTAAAGATCTAAGAACAAAAATACAAGCTACGCAGCAATCAGAAATGATTAGTCAAAGACAAAATGACTCTATGCCTACTAATTTTGAATCACCAGAAGTGATGGATTTGTCGGGATTTGGTAACGCATAGCTTAGTAAATTTTATTAATTTTATATTATTATATCATGTCAACAGAAACAAAACAAGAAGGGTCTTTTAAGATTAAATCTAAAAAACCAAAACAATTAGCAGATTCAAAAAATGAACCTGTAAAAGTAAACTTTAAAGAACCTTTGGTGGAGATTCCTTCAAACGTTACAAAAGTTGTAATTCCAAAGGAACTTATAAATCCAGAAACAAATGCCGTTCAAACACAAAAGACAGATGGTAGCAATGTTATTGTCGAAAAGCAAAAAGACAGTGGCGACAGCAAAGAAGTGGTTGAAAACGTACGGACCACCGAAGAAAAAATAGAAGATAAAACTGATTCTCCTTTACAAGAAATAAATATTGAAGAAGAAGAAAAACAAGCTGAACAAACTAAGAAAGAAGTTTTTGAACCTAAAAAAGAACAAAAAGATAGTAAACCATTACCGGAAAACATAGAAAAACTAGTTTCATTTATGGAGGAAACTGGAGGAAATGTAGAGGATTATGTTAGACTAAATGCTGACTATAAAGACGTAGATAGCAAATCTTTAATTAAAGAATATTACAAGAAAAGTAAACCACATTTAGACTCTGAAGATGTAGATCTTATGCTAGAAGATTACGACTACGATGAAGAGTTAGATGAACCAAGAGATATACGCAAGAAAAAAATTGCGTTTAAAGAAGAAGTTGCAAAAGCAAAGTACTTTTTAGAAGACCTGAAAGAAAAATATTACGACGAAATCAAGTTGAGACCGGGTGTAACACAGGAACAAAAAAAAGCAACTGACTTTTTCAATCGCTACACCGAAGAGCAAGATGCAAATGAGGCCAACCATGAAGAGTTTGTCAATAGAACTAAAAAAATGTTTAACCCTAATTTCAAAGGTTTTGATTTTAACGTAGGTGAAAAACAATTTAGATATTCTATAAAAAATCCTTCAGAAGTAGGTGAAAAACAATCAGACATTTCCAATTTTATTAAGACGTTCTTAAATGAAAAAGGAGAAATTTCAGACGAAAAAGGTTATCACAAAGCTTTATATGCCGCCAACAATTCAGATACTTTAGCACAACATTTTTATGAGCAAGGCAAAGCCGACGCTGTTAAAGATGTAATGAAGTCTTCTAAAAACTTATCAGATGAACCTCGTAAAACAGTTTCAGGTGATGTGTTCATAGGAGGTATAAAAGTTAGAGCAATTACAGGCCAAGATTCTTCAAAACTTAAGATAAAAAAACACAAATTTAACTAAAACAAACAATTATTATTATGGCTTTACAACCACAATTTGGGTCGATAGTCCCATCTCAAACTCAACAAGCGTTAGCTACTAATTACCTTCAATGGACCAACAGTACTCCAGTTGGTGGAGCGGTACCTGGTAACTTCGCAGATTTCGCACAACAATTTCTTCCAGAAATTTATGAACAAGAAGTCGAAAGATATGGAAACAGAACATTATCTGGATTCCTAAGAATGGTAGGCGCTGAAATGCCTATGACATCAGATCAAGTAATTTGGTCTGAACAAAACAGATTACATATTTCATACACTGCTGTAACAGGTTCTGCTGCAAATGCCGCTAGATTAGACTGTACTACTGTTGATGGAATATCTGTTTTTAACGTAATCTCTATAAATGACACTATTGTTATTATGGATCCTGCATCAGGAGCTGAAGCAAAAGCTATTGTTATTGGTACAGAACTTCAAAATGGTGGTGCTCTAGCTAATAACTCTGGTCAAATTGACGTACAGTTATATAGTGGACAAACTCTTGCTGCTGCATTTGGAGCGGTTGGTGCTGCTCTAGTAGGTCTAAAGATCTTCGTTTATGGTTCTGATTATACAAAAGGAACTACAATTGGTGCTGGTGCTGGTAATTCAGCTGCACGTGCTAGTGTAACTCCTCAGTTAACTCAATTTTCTAATTCACCTGTGATCATCAGAAATCAATACCAAGTATCTGGTTCTGACGCTGCACAAATTGGATGGGTTGAAGTTGCTACTGAAGATGGTACATCTGGATACATGTGGTATCTTAAAGCTGAGTCTGAAACTAGACTTAGATTTGAGGATTACTTAGAAATGGCCTTAGTAGAAGGTGAACTTAACCAAAATGCAGGTGTTGGAGCAATCCAAGCTAACTTGTTGCCTGGTACTCAAGGTTTATTCGCTGCTATACAAGCTAGAGGGAACGTTCAAGTAGGTTTTACTGCTGCAAACGGTCTTGATGACTTTGACCAAGTTCTTAAAAATCTTGACACTCAAGGAGCAATAGAAGAAAATATGTTATTTCTACAAAGACAAACGTCTTTAGATTTTGATGACATGCTAGCTTCTATTTCTGGAGGTTCTCAAGGTGGTACTGCTTTTGGATTATTTGAAAATTCTGAAGAAATGGCTTTAAACTTAGGTTTTAGTGGTTTCAGAAGAGGTTCTTATGACTTCAGGTACATCTACTGTATATGACCAAATTTTAGGTACTAATATCAGAAGACCATTTTTACATGTTCGTTACAGAGCTTCTCAAGGTGACGATAGAAGAATGAAATCTTGGATCACTGGTTCAGTTGGTGGAGCATACACATCTACGTTAGATGCAATGCAAGTTAACTTCCTTTCTGAAAGATGTTTAGTTACTCAAGGTGCTAACAACTTTGTTTTATTCAAAGGAATATAACAACTCTATAAAGTTTATCCCTGTCTTATCGGCAGGGATACTCTTTATTTTATTTATTATTTAATTTTATCATATTATGTCAAAAAAACAAAACCAACAGTCAACTGTTGAAGCACCAGTTATGGAAGCTCCAGTTACTGTAAAAAAAGAATCAAAAACCCCTAAAAATAATTGGGAGATAAAGGAAAGAATTTATTTATTAAAAAATAATTACACTCCTTTAACATTAACTATACCTAGTAGACACACAAGAAAACACCCTTTATTATTTTTTGATAAAGTAAGTGGTGTTCAACGCGAGGTAAAATATGCAACTAATCAAGATTCTCCTTTAGTAGATGAACAAAAAGGCGAATGTACATTAGGACATATAATTTTTGAAGAAGGGAAGATGGTCGTTCCTGCAGTAAAACAAAACTTACAAAAACTTTTATCTCTTTATCATCCGCTTAAAGATAGAGTTTACATGGAGTACAAACCAGAAATAATAGCTGAAGATGAAGTAGAAGAATTAGAGCTTCAAATTATAGCTTTAAATGCAGCTCAATCAATGGATGTAGATCAAGCTGAAGCAATAATGCGTGTAGAAAACGGGACTAAAGTAAATGAGATGAGTTCTAAGGAACTTAAAAGAGATTTACTATTGTTTGCTCGTAACAACCCAAAATTGTTTATAGATTTAGCTAATGATGAAAATGTTGGATTACGTAATGTAGCGATAAAAGCTCAAGAACTTGGAATAGTAATACTATCTCAAGATCAAAGACATTTTCTTTGGGGATCGAATAAAAGAAAGTTAATGACTATACCATTTGATGAAAATCCTTACTCAGCTATGGCTGCGTGGTTTAAAACAGATGAAGGTGTAGAAGTTTACAAATCAATAGAGAAAAAATTATTCTAACCTGTAATAATAATATAGGGGCGATTAATTTCGCCTCTCTATTATAATAAAAAAAATATGGCAATAAACGTAAATACTGTTTACACAACGGTGTTATCTATTTTAAATAAAGAACAAAGGGGTTACATAACGCCTGATGAATTTAATAAAACAGCAACACAAGTGCAATTAGAAATTTTTGAAAGTTATTTTGAAGATTTAAATCAACAATTGCGTGTACCACAGACTGACAACGAATATGCCAATAGGCAACTAAATATAGATACTGCAATGTCTATTTTTAAAACTTCTAGCGGTACAACCTCTGTGCCAGTTGGTCAGGTTTTAACATTAGCTTTAGCAGCGGGTGGAACTGGTTATACTGCTCAAGGAGCAAACGCCACAACAACATCAGGAAAAGGAACTGGTTTAACTTTAGGCACTGCAATATTAGTTCCTACTTTTACAATATCCGCAGGTGGAACTGGCTACGTAATTGGTCAAGCTTTAGCAACTGCATACGGCGGCGGTGGAACTAATTTAACCGTTAATGTTTCAGCTATTAATAATGGAGTTGTAACAGCTGTTTTAATAAATAATTCAGGTTTAGGTTACGCAAATGGAGATGTGTTAACAATAGTGCAAGCTGGAAGTGGTGGTAACGCAAAGATAACTTTATCCTCAGCTAGTAATGGAACTATATCTGGAGCCAATGTAACGTCAGGTGGAACTGGCTATACTGTTGGTGATGTTATAAATGTAACAGGAGGTGGAGCTAATGCAACTTTTTCTGTTTCAACAATTAATACAATTTTGTATTTTTTACCACCAAGTAACAATCATAGAATTGGTACTGTTATTTATAAAGATGTAAATGAAGTACAACGAGTTGATAGAAATGAATTGTTATACTTAAACTTGTCTCCGCTAACACAACCCTCAACATCTTTTCCTGTTTATTTATATGAACAAGCTACTCAAGGAACTTCTGGTGCTCCAACCGGGGAATCGCACATACTTGTGTACCCTAAAACTATAGTGAATGCAAGTGATATTTCTGTTTCTTATATAAGAAAACCAGCTGATATTGTTTGGGGATTTACAGTAGGAGACTTAGGGCAATACTTATATAGCACAGCCGCATCTACTCAATTTGAAATACACGATACAGAGCAGAATGAAGTTATTTTAAGAATCTTAGCTTACTCAGGTATTATAATAAGAGATCCTCAAATAGTTCAAGCCGCTTCTCAGCAAATAGCTAAAGAAGAACAAAACCAACGAATGTAATAAATTATGGCTATACAACCAACAAATAACGGATTAGTAACTGAGACTGCACAACAATATTTTCAAGGAGCTCAAGGTTTTAATGGAGATGGTACCACTCGTACTATTACAGCTACTTTTGATACAAATTTATATTTAGGTAGTGCCACAAGTTGGAATCCAACTGATGCAAACTATGCTTTAAATAATTTTAAAATATATACAAGTGCAACTGCTGTGCCTGGTTCTTGGGTTGAATTTACAACGGCTTTTACAATGGTTGACAATGTTATCACATTTCCTGTAGCGCCAGTTAATTTATTATATATAGTCGTACAGTTAACAATATTAGATGGAGGTAAATATGGTGCCACTGAAGCAGCTAAAGCTTATGGTCAAACTGTAGAAGATAACTACGGAAGTTATGAATACATAAAACTTAAAGATGTAATAAACAATTTTATAGTAGGTTATGTAGGTGCAGGTAAACTTATACAAGATGCTAAAAGAACTGATGTTATATTTCATGCTAAAAGAGGGTTACAAGAATTTAGTTACGACACTTTAAAAAGTATTAAATCCGCAGAATTAACTGTACCTAAAGGTTTAACACTAGTACTGCCTCAAGATTATGTAAACTACGTTAAATGTTCTTGGGTGGATCAAACAGGTATTTTACACCCTATATATCCTACAAATAATTTAACAACAAGTCCTTTTTACACACAAGCCCAGGATTCTGGTGGTATACCAACACAAGATAGTTTTGGTAATGATATAGAGACAGAGTCAGTTACACAAGCTAGATGGCACGCAGCTAATACTAGTTTTTTAAATGGCAACACAAATCTTACAAATGATCTATGGGCATATAACTTAAATTTAATTGGAAACTCAGGTTCTATATGGGGAAGAATGTATGGAATAGAACCACAATATGCTCAGTCTAATGGATGGTTTAATATAAATGAAAGAGAAGGTAAGTTATCTTTTTCAAGCACTCTTGTTGATAAGCTAATAGTTTTTGAATATGTTTCAGATGGATTAGCCACTGACCTTGATACTAAGGTTCCTAAGTTAGCAGAAGAAGCTATGTATTCTTATCTTATGTATGCTTTGATTTCTACTAGAATAAACCAACCAGAATACGTTGTTCAAAGGCTTCGTAAAGAAAAAAGTGC